CCCGACGCTTGACCTCGAAGTTACCGACTTTCAGCACAGTTTTTAAAGCCATCTAAAACCTCATATCCCGCATACCGGCAGTGACAGGTTTCCGCTTCTGCTTCTGCTTGCCCAGCCCGGTAGGCCGCTGAAAGGAGTAGGCGCCGTACCTGCCGGCGTCCATGTAGTGATCATCCACTGCAACAACCCGGCCCTTTTCATCTCTTATGTAATTCTCAAGTTCACTGAGGAACCCAGACGCCCGTTCGGTAACATAAAACTCTCCGTGCTCCATCTTGGTGTTGAGAAAATCGATACCGTCGTCAACTGCGTTATTCGCTAGTTCGCCGTTGGTAATCTCCTGGATACGCTCGCCTCCAGAAGGATCGCAGTATCGCGCGACATTCGCGGGAAGCCGATCACCCCCTGGCATGAATGTGAATCGGGCATTGACCTGTGCATTGAAAGTGCTGGACGTAGCATTGTAAGACCCGTGATCGTCGATCAGGTACAAACTTTCTCCACACCAGCCCCATAGTACCGCCGCCATATTCAACCCGAAGTCAACACCGATCGAGTAGTACTCCATCGGTGGAAGCTCGTCGTAAGGTATCACCATACTGTCCTGGAAGAACTCATAGATCATACCCTCGGCCCGCACCCACTCACCGTCCCGCATACGCCGCCTAGCCCGGTCGGGTAGGGCACCGAGGATGTCACGGATATAGTTCTCGGGCAGGTTCTCCTCATTATCGTAAGGGTTCATACGGAGGTGACGATACAGATCTGGTTGCTGCAGCCGATCACCCGATACCGGATCTACCTTCTCGATAAACAGTTTGTGTACCCAGTGCAGAGGCGATGGCGGATTGCAGTCGTAGTACGCTTTATTCACCAGCCCCGGTATAGTCTGAGCCAGCCTACTCATGCCCAGCGTTACCGCCTCGTAGCCAATCTGGCTTACCTCGTTGAAATATATAGTGGCATACTCATGCCCAAGCATCTTCTCAACCCGTTCCTTGTCATCGAAGCCACCGATCCAGATTTCCGCACCGTTGTCAAAAGCAACATGGACGGGATCAGCTTCATACAACTGATAGCTCCCATAGCCACAGGACTTTACGAGCGGCTTCAAGCTCTCATGCCATATTGAACTCTTCGCGTGGCTGTACCGCCACCGGGCAATAAGGTGCCGAGATCCGGGAAAGTTTTTCACTCGATAAAGTATTGCGAACAAGATAAGCAATGTTTTCCCCGACCTAGCCCCACCATACAAAAGAATATGTAACGCAATGGACTTTATTAAAGCAAGCGCCTGGCCTTGCTTTACCGTCATTATAAGACTAGACACCCGCGAACTCCTTCGGGAATTCTATCTTGATCGGCTTCCCACCCTCGCCGGTAATCTCCAGTGCCTTCCTGTCACGCCATTTGTCGGGGCGCCGGTTCTTCAGCCAGAATATCTGTGCTACCACATCGGGGTGAACGTGCTTGCGGATCTTCTTCGTTACTGTCATGCGGCCGTCTACTTTCTCTTTGTGTATCTCCTCATACTCGTAGCCGAACGCCCTCTGTAGTAAGCTGCCCTGGACAAGCTCGTCTACCTGCTCCTTGCCTTTTTTTGTGGAGTCCAAAAACTCTGGATGTCTCGATTTCCAATTGTACAGTGTTTGCTTTGTGATATGGAGCTGCTCGGCCATCTGGGCATCGGTCAGCCCGTTCTTCGCCATCCAGTAGGCAAGCTGCGTGTGTATCCCCGGGTTGTACTTGGATGGTCTGCCTGTCATACGTTACCGGCTCCCTGCTTCCAGACCGTCAGCTTCGGCTTGGCCTTTTCCTGTTTGTTCATAAAGTCCAGTAGTTCGTCTTTGTCAACATACTTCGGCTCCTCCCTGTACTGCCCCTTCACCTCACCCGACGCTACCAGCTTCCGATACAGCCGGGGTGCTACCCCCCGTGGAATGATTAGCTTTGTCATGACTGGGCCCTCTTTAATATCGGGCAACCACCGCTGCCGCAATAGCCATCAACATTGTCAATACTACTACATCCAGTTAGGCCCACGGTCATTTCACCTTTATCATTAAGATGTTTCGCTAATTTGTCTAAATGACTCAGGGGCCGAATATCCATAGGTACAGTACCAGATAAACACAAACAGTTTTTCATCGCATCTCTCAAAGTCATGATGCATCAAACCTCGGGTCTATGTTGTAGTTGGCACTGAATTCTTGGGAAGTTACCCGCATAAACTCTGTCGGTGCCAGCTCAGCCCACAGGCCGTTGCGTAGCAAAGCTTGTGAGTGCTTCCGCTCGTACGCGCTGATAAACTGGTCAGCGGTCCTGATGAGCGGGTACAGCCGTGCGCCGTGGAAGTCGATTGTCTTCTTAGCCATTCGTCCCCCAATAAAAAAGGCAGCCAGCCAACCGGACCAATTCCCCCTGGGAGGTCAGGGAATATATGCCCGATTGACCAGCTGCCTCCGGTGTTCCGGTCAGCTTCCGCCCAATCTGGTTAGATAATAATCACACTTCTATGTTTCTGTCAAGTACCGTCGCCATCCTTTCTCGGGTATCTACCCCCCGGCGAGTCGTTTTCTGTCACCGGTAGTTCCGGTCCCTTCGTTTGCCGGAAGTTTTTCATGTCTACGGGCGGCTTTACTTTCTTGTCACACCTGAACATATCATCTATCTCCACTATGTCATTTTGGACTACTGGCAGTCTATCCCGGATCTGCACCAACAGGCTCGCGATCAGTGACAGCCGCAAGTACCAACATACTACCGCCCGCAGTATGAAGATCGCACCGATACCACCGCCAATAATAGCTACCCAAACACCTACCTCTAATCCGCCGATTACTATGTCCATGTTATTTCGCACCTCCATTCTCCGGCTTAACCGTGGTCGAATCGGTCCACTCATACTTCGACACCATGCCCTCGTGGATCACAAAGGTCAGCCCCACCCGGCCAAACGCCTTCTTGCCTACCCGGTCGTGCAACTCATTGATCAACCCTGATATGAAGGCGCTGGTGGTTGGCGAGGGTAGGTCCGGAGGCTCGTCGGCAGGATCTCTAAGCGCCCAAGCGGCACACCAATGTGATGCGGGTAATTTGTGCTTCCTCTCAGCAAACGGTATACCTTCCACCATAGAAGGATGAGCGCAGACCTGATCCACCCCGTCCGGCCATAAAGAAGCCAGGTGCTCGCAATTATTACAATTATTCTCACCCATCCTGCTCCTCCTTCGCTTTCTTGGCCTTTGCTTCCGCCTTGTTCTCCCGCTCCAGCTGGTCGTAGTAAGCTGTCAGCCCTATCAGGTCTATTTTCTTTCCCGCCTGCTCCAGCGTCCTGGCATACATCGGCAACGTTTTCCGCCAGTTGTTCATCTCCTGCAGCACTACGCCTACGCCTGCGCCCGTGCCTTCCGGCCCCAGCGGCATGGCATACGTTTTCTGCCTGGTTAGATATTTATCACAGCGGTATCGGATCTCCTTTTGCGTCAATACGAGCTCCTTCAGGTTCGCCCCCTGGCTTTCTATCGTTTCCTCCATATCCACCTTCACGAACTCTTCCAGGATCGACGTTTTCGGCTCACCCCTGTTAAGCCCCCAGACCGCCTCGAACACCTGCCCTTGATCCAGCCGCCAGCCACAGAGCAGCGACCGTTTGTAATATGCCTGGACAGCACAGGTCATGACGCCGTTTTCCGCTCGCACAACATGCTCAGTCGACAGCGATTGCACCGGCTGTTGCACCCATTTGCCAAAGGGCCACATCCGGGGCCACCAACCATCGTGCCCCCCTATCCACGCCTCCCGCTTCTCATAATGCCATGCCCGGAAACGGTCAATCCCGAAATCACAGCCTACCAGTATGATCGGGCTATAGCCCATCATATAGGCAAGTCCCATTTGCGCGGGCACCGAGCATGAGAATACTATCAGGTAGGTTTTGATCCACTCGCCGAATGCGGCCGGTATAATCTGTTGGTGCAAAGCGACGTCTGCAACCATCTTCCAGAAGTAGTACGTTTTCCATTTCCAGAACCTTGCGATCTCCGGCGCCTGTGTCGGTTGATTGATCAACGATGTATCCCGCCCCCGCCACCAATTGGAATTCAGCTGGGCAGCCCGGCCCCTGTGATCCAGCTCCATGATATAGGTCGGGTCTTTGCCGGCATGAACGCATGTTGTAGCATGTGAACCCGAGCAAATAATGGCACCGTTCCAGTTCTTCAACAGGGGCTGCGCCTTGTCCAGGCTGGGGCCGGACCCGAGAAGCAGGATCGGCCCTTTCCCCTTTCCCTTCAGCACCCCAATATCCTGTACCCGCTTGCTCTTCCTGCGTCGCATAAATTGCCACTTGATATACGGGTAGTTCTCGAACGCGTTCTTGATTTCTTCCGGCACATGCTTCAGGCGCACATTCGCGTTGTACCCCCCGACCGACTTCAGCTGCTCCATTTCCGAGGGGATGCGCTTCTCCCCTGCTTCCTGAACGCCGTCACCAACCGCTTCCTTCGCCCGTTTAGTCACGTCCTTAGCCGCCGCAATCTCGTCGACGGCCATAGGCACCCTGTCAGCTTTCTTCGTCACTCGTTTTGCCATATCAATACTCCCTGTTATATTTGTGTACTTTCACCCCAGCCTCTTCCAGCATCCGTATATCCTTGATGTCCCAGCCGTGGACCCGCCGCATAGCCTGGGCATACCGGAGCGCCGCGTTATAGTTCTCGAACGGTAGCTCTTCTTTCAAGATAGTCCGCCGGTCTGGTCTGTAGAACGTTATCCGACCCTTGGTCATGGCAATACCTCCGCGTCGAATTCATAAGGAGGGGGGCCAACGCCACGGACTTGATCAGGATAAGCCACATCATAATCCGTGCCATTCGCCGGGGGATCCCGGAAGTTATCTGATCCCCACAAATCCACCTTACCCTTGTAATAATCCTCATACGGCGTTTCGCTATCTTTCAAGATATGCTTCCGGAATAAGAATTCCGCCACGTCAAAGTCGCTCTGATAGTCGATACCGCCGTGCTGTTGCCACCGCTCCAGCCTGTAGAACAGCTCGTGCTTTTCTCGTTCTGTCCCAGACAGCAGCTGGAACTCATTCTCCCAGGTGGTTGAGCGGATCGCACCATCCGCCCAGCCCATTAATCGGTGGCTCTTGATAATAGGCGGCGTGAAATAATGCCCTTCGCCCAGATCGATGGCATACCCCACACACGGTATCGGCAGCGCGAAGTTTACAACCGATGGCTTCCGCTCGATAAACATATCGATCATGCCATCCCAATCGTCAACCTTGCAGAGGAGGTTCCACACTCCAACTATAAACGCATCGATATCCTTGATCCGATCACCCAGCTTATCATGGGCGAAATTGAAGGCCGTGGCTCCACCGTTGGCAGTCCCGAATCCGGGATAGTCCAGCGGTTGAATCATAACCTCGACATCGTATCTTTCAGCGATCTTCGCCATCCGATAGGAATCCGTAACAAGAATGCTGTGAGTGATCTGTTTCGCATAGACGACCTGGCGGATCAACCACTCGACCAGGGGCCGCCCGCAAAACATCTTCAGGTTTTTCTCTTTTAGCCTTGTGCTGGTATACCGTGCTGCGATGATCGCGACGATGTTCATACTGGGCCTGCCTCGTAATAATCT